GTAAATGAGCCAGTAGCTAAGCCTAAGCCTAAAATGAGTACAGATATATATAATGCTATGCTAGAGTATATAAATACTGGTAAAAGCGCTGCAGTATCCTCTAAAATGGATAACTATAAAATGAGTAAAAAGCAGGAGGATACTTTAACTAGAATGATTAAAGAAAATACTAAATAATGGATATAAATGATATGGATATTTATAAGATAAACCTCATGCAAAAACTGAGCCTTTTACTATTTATAAATAGTAGTGATATTAATGATTTAGAAAAAGCTAGAAAATTAATTTTAAAATGCAAAGATTATACTAAAATAGATATAATTAACTTATTAGAAACTGAGGAGTATAATTATGGATTTAAAAAATAAATAAAAATGGAAATAAATAAATTTTATAATGGTAATTGTGTTGAGTTAGCAAAAGGATTAAAAGATAACTCTATAAACTGTATAATAACCTCTCCTCCTTATTATAACTCTGCTCATAAATATCAGAGAGGTACTGGATTTCATTATACATCAGATGTTGGAGAGCCTTTATTTGTGATACAAGATGTATTTAGAGAGTTAAAGCCTAAATTAAAAGATAATGGTATTATATGCTTAAATCTAGGCTTTAGTTATGGAGAAACTGGAGTAATGCGGCCTTTTGATATATTAAATAGATTAAGAGAAAAGGAGGGGTATTTTGTTAATGATATTATTATATGGCATAAAAATAATCCTATACCTATGCAGAGGAGATTAACTAACGCTATAGAGTATATATTTGTATTAAGTAAAATGCCTATTAATAAATACTATACTAGTAAATATACTCATAATGTTTTTAAATTTCCAGTAGATAAAGGAGGTAAAGGGCATAGCGCAGTTTTTCCATTGGAGTTACCTAATTTATGCTTAGAGCATTTTACTAAAGAAAATGATTTAGTATTAGACTGCTTTATGGGTAGCGGGACTACGGCTGAGGCATGTATTAAAAGTAATAGGAATTTTATAGGATTTGAGATTAATCCAGATTATGTAGAGTTAAGTAAAAAAAGAGTTAGTAATAATGTAGAACAAAATAAACTATTTTAATATGATTAAGAATAATAAAAAGATACTCCAGGATATAACTGATTTAACTGCTGCTCTATTAGATGTACCAGCTAAGGATATTAATGGAGGTAATAGAGCTAGAGTATTAGTATTAGGTAGAGTAGCTAGCGCTAATTTTCTAATGAGAGAGCTAGGATTTACCTATGATGAGCTAAGTAAGCATATAGATAGAGATAGGACTAGCTTTTACTACTATGAGGCTAAGCATAAAGATAATTATAAGTACTGGGCTGAATATAAGGAGCTATATGATAACCTAAAAAAGAGTTATCTAGGTATAGATAATATGGCTATGACTAAGGAGGATATGCTTAAAGTATTTAAAGATAATGGTATAGTAAATATGGAGGCAGCTCCTTTTATGCTTAGCTTTAAGATAGGTAATATAGAGCAGTATATATATACTAGAGAGCTAGAGGCTACTATTAAGGTACTAAAGGAGGCTTTTAAGGCGTTTAACTACTCTTTTAGTGTTGAGCATATCAATAGCCTGGCTTATGAGAGCTAAGGGCTTTATAAAGCTACATAGGAAGATAAGAGATACTAAACTATATAAGGATAGTTATACTATGCATCTCTGGATAGAGTTACTAAGCAGAGTAAATCATAAAGAGAATAGCTGGCAGTATGGAGGTAGGCTATGCTCAGTAAAGGCTGGAGAGTGCCTAGTATCTTTATATAGCTTATCTGATAGTACTGGTATAAAAGTATCTAGGATACGCTGCATACTTAAAAAGCTAATTACTACACACATGATTACCAGTAAATCTACTCCCTATGGTACTTATATCCAGTTAGTTAGCTGGGCTAAATACCAGGAGGATAATAAAAAGTGCATAGCTAAACCTAATAAAGTAGCATATAACAAGAATGAAATAACTAAAGGCCTTTATAAGCCCTTAACTAAAATTAATAAATTAATTTAATGGATATACCTAATGATAATAATTTAGAGATTAAAGTACTAGCGGCTTTAATGAATACCTCAGATGCTATACATACTATAGCCAGCGTACTGCAGCCTAGTAGCTTTTATACTAATGATAATAGGATGATATATGTAACATGTATAGAGTTATATAATGCTAGTAAAATCCCAGATATGAGCCTAGTAGCTGCAGAGCTAAAAGGTAAAGTAGATTTAATTACTATCTCTAATATAGCTGGAGAGTTTTGTGATGAGATGGTACTACCAGATTACTGCAGAGTATTAAAGGAGCTAGAGATGAGGAGAGATATGCTAGCAGGAATCTCTAAAATGCAAAAGGCAGCCAGTTTAGAGCATGATATTTTTGATTTAACGGCTGAGGTTAGTAGCTACATAGATAAGGTAGGTGCTGCTCCTAAAGAAACTATAGTAAATACTACTACACTATTTAAAGATACTTTTAAGGCTATAGAGGAGGCTAGTACTAATGCAGGAGGATGTACTGGTATATCTACTGGCTTTAATGATTTAGATAGGCTAACTAATGGATGGGGTAAAGGAGAGTTAATAGTATTAGCTGCTAGGCCTGGAATGGGTAAAACTACCTTAGCTCTTAACTTTATGCTGGAGGCAGTTAGGCAGCAAAAGAGGGTACTAATGTACTCTGTAGAGATGACTGCTACAGAGCTAGGATTAAAGCTAGTATCTAATCTATCTGGAATAGAGGGAGATAGAATACATAGAGGTAAATTAACTGAGGAGGAGTATAAAGGAGTATATACAGATACCTCAGATATAATTAACTCTGGGCTATTAAATGTAGATGCAGAAACCTCTGAGCTATTCGGTATAAAATCAGTAGCTAAAAAGCTAAATCATAAGACTAAAATAGATATGATTATTATAGATTATATGCAGCTATTATCTGGAGGAGATAAATCTAATAAGCAGCAAAATAGAGAGCAGCAAATATCTTTTATATCTAGGAATTTAAAAGCCTTAGCTAAGGAGTTAGATATACCTATTATCTGCTTATCTCAATTATCCAGAGCAGTAGAGAGCAGAGGTAATAAAAGGCCTATGCTATCAGATTTAAGAGAGAGTGGAGCTATAGAGCAGGATGCTAATAAAGTATTATTTATATATAGAGATGGATACTATAGTAAAAATAATGATACTACTACTGAGATTATAGTAGCTAAGAATAGGGCTGGTAGTTTAGGTACTGCAGTACTAGATTTTAAAGGAGCTATCTCTAAATTTACTAATGAGGATTTTAAACCATTTTAAGATGAAAATAAAATTTAATATAAAGGCCTGCCCTAAGCCCAGAAAGACTAGAGCAGATAGATGGAAAAAAAGGCCTATAGTACTTAAATACTGGGATTTTTGTAATGAGCTAAATAGGCAGGCTAATCGGCTCAATTATATACCAGGAGATAAGGTAAGCCTAATATTTTTTATACCTATGGCTAAATCCTGGAGTAAAAAGAAAAGGGAGCAGATGTTAGGTAAGCCTCATAAAGCTAAGCCAGATATAGATAATTTATGTAAGGCCTTTTTAGATGCTTTATTAGCAGAGGATAGCCATGTATATAGCCTAACTGCAGAGAAGTACTGGAGTAATGAGCCTAGTATAGTAGTATTAACAGATGAGTAAGAGTAATTTGTTAGTACTAGTTGATAAGTTAGATTTAATCTGTATAGAAAAAAGATATATTTGCAGTACTAATAATTTAAAAATGAGTAAGATGAGTGATTTTAAACAAAAGCCTGGATTTGGTAGTATATTTAAAAATGATTATAAGACTGCAGAAAATCAGCCAGATTATAAAGGTAAGATACTTTTAAAGGATGGTACTGAGCAACAGATAGCGCTCTGGATTAAAGAGGGAGCAAATGGTAAATTTTTTAGTGCTGCTTTATCTGATGTATATGTTAAGCCAGATACTAGTAATAGTACTGCAGAGGATACTAAGGATGATTTACCTTTTTAAAATAGATGAGTAAAAGACTTAAATACCTTTTTAGAGCAGAGCTAGATACTGTATATGTAAGCGCTGAGCATGAGGTTATAATGCTTACCTATTATTATGAGCTAGATGATGCTATAAGATATTTAAAGCCCTCTAAGGATAAGCTAAGGCTATTAAATGAGCTAATAGATGTAATTACTGATTACTCTAGCTCCTTTAGTGAGGATAAGGATGAGTATTTTTACGAATGGATAAGGATAATACCTACTAATCTTACCTATACTATAGCTGGATTTATAGCAGGATTAAAAGATGAGGATAATGTTACTGAGTGTAATATATCCTACTCTGCAGTATTACAGAGCGCTAGTAGATGCTTAACCTCTCTTAATGAAATAGAGCCAGTAGATGAGTAAAGGAGATGTATATGATGCTTTAGCCTCTGGATATGATAAATATAAGGAGGTAGCTCTTAATATTTGTGGAGATGAGGATAAGGCTAGTGATGTAGTGCAGATGGTAATGGAGGCCTGCCTAAAGATGCAAAAGGAAACGCTCCAGGATATATATAATAAGGATGGTTTACTATGGTATATAATAAGAATGATAAGCCTAAATATTAAGAGTAAAACTAGCCGCTACTATTATAAGTATAATAAGTATTATGAGTTATTTGATAGTAATACTAGTACCTTAACATATATGCCAGAGCATTATGAGAATAAGCCAGGAGATGATACTAGAAGTGGTACGCATATTAGGCTAGATGGTATAGATAATTTATTAAGTAATTTATACTGGTACGATAGAGAGTTATTTTTAACCTATTATAGAGATAGCTATACACTAGATACGCTAGCTGCCAAAACTGGGATAAGCCGTACTAGTATATTTAATACATTAAAAAAGGTAAGGAATTATATAAAGGATAATATAGATGACAAAACCAAAGAAATTAGAGAAACTGAGTAATTTTACTTTAGCTGCTGCTAAGTTTGCTGCTGGAGGATTTATAAAGAGTAGTAAGGAGCTATATGATGAGAGAGTATTAACCTGCTTAGCTTGTAAGTATTATGATGCTGATAAAGATGAGTGCTTAGTTTGTGGCTGCCCAGTAGAAGTTAAGGCCTCTTGGAGTACTGAGAGTTGCCCTAAAAATTTCTGGAAAAAATGAGAGAGCTAAATAAAGAGGAGATTAAGGAGCTAGGTACTATCTGGCCATTAATAAAAAATGGTAGAGCGCCAAGTTTAGAGGTAAAAAGTATAGTTATAAAATTCTGGAATAAGGTAGCAGGTACTAACTTTAAATCTAATTCATCATGCCAGGCCTGCCTAGGTACTGTATTTTATGGTACTGAGGGATTATATAAAGAATATTTTAAATAATGACTACACTACAATTAATAGTAAAAACTAAGGGAGCTATAGACTACTATGGCATTAAAAGAGGATGGATACTATACTTTAACTCTAAAGATGAGATTACTGAGGTTAAGAGCCTATATAATCCAGAGAGTTATAAAGGAGCTAGAAAAGTATATAATGATGATGAGATAATAGAAAAATTAACTAAATATAAAAATAGATGATATTAATAACACTAGGTTATATTATATCTGTAGCTTTTATAGTTACTATGATAGTAGTATATAGAGATGGTAAAAGAGCAGCAAAGAATAATAACAAATTAAGGAGAAGATTATGAGTAAAACGCCCAGCTACTATATAGGTAGCATTTTTAAATACCAGGCCTCTCATATAATAGAGGATTTTGGATTATCTTATAATATAGGTAGTGTATGCTCCTACATTCTCAGAGCTGGCCGTAAAAAGAGTAAGGCTATGAGTGATATAGATAAGCAGATAGATGATTATACTAAAGCTATAGCCCATCTTAATATGGAGATTAAGAGGTTAGAGAGAGTAAAAGGATATGAGGCTAAAGATGTAATAAGATGAGATTAACTAGAGGCAGAGCTAAGCAAAAGATAGTAAATAAAAAGCTAGAGATACCAGAGATAATTACAGAGGATTTAGGCTATTATATGCAATTCGGATTTAAGCGTATAGCTACTACTGATAATGGTAGATACCATGAGATTAAGCATGCTAGGAGGCCATACGCTAAAACTAACTACTATGAATAATAAAGCTAAGGAGGTTTATGGTAATAAGCCTAAATTAGATAGAGCTACTAAGCGTAAAATTAAGCGTAAAATAGACAAGGATATTAAGGCTGGTAAGTATGATGATTTAAAAAAGGCTATTGAGGAGGAGAATAAGAATAAAGGAGGATTAAATACTGAGGGTAATAAATTATGAGTAAAAATATAGTAGTAATATGGCCTAGCTATAAAGATGTAATTAACTAAATAGCATAGAGTTTATATTTATATAAAAAGGTACTAATTATACATATATAAAAAGAGATGGCATATACTAAAAAAGATAGAGATAGATTTATAGGGATACTAACTAAGCAGGCTGGTAATGTAGCAGGAGCATGCAGAGCTATGCATATCAATAGGCGTACCTATTATAACTGGATGGAAAAGCATGAGGATTTTAAAGTAACTGTAGAGGATATTACTGAGGCCTTAATAGATGATGCTGAGAGTGAGCTACAGAAGTTAATAGGCTCTGGTAATGTAGTAGCTATACTATTCTATTTAAAGACTAGAGCTAAGAGCAGAGGCTACATAGAGCGCCAGGAAACTGATATAACCAGCAAAGGAGATAAGATTAATATTAATATTAACCTAGATGAAACTCCTAACTGCTAATATACTAGCATTATTATTATTAGTATTCTGCTTAATAATTCGTAAAA